TCATGAAGTTCTGGAACATCTATAATAACCCATTCTTTATCAGTCTCAAATACTATTTTATCTGCTTTACTAGAAGTTGTTCCTTTTTTACCTAATTGATTATTAGGCATTTGAAACATAGGTCTTACATCAAATTTAAATTCTTGATTTGAGTTTTTCTTTAAAACTCCTGAAACGTTCCAATGTTCGTTATTTTTTTGTGTCTCTGTTGGCCAGATAATATTATTTAAATGAATAGAAAACTTTGTCTCTATATTCACTTTCTAAATAATTTTTTAATCAATCCTCTAAAACCAGTATTTTCTTTAAAGTATTCTAAACATTCTGCAATAGTTTGCTGTCTAATATATTCATCTCTTATTTCTTGGGATGTGGGTTGTGGTAATGGCGAATCCCATCTATCAATAATAAACTGACCTGCGGAAGTTAAATCGTAGCTAGCGCCTGGCGCTAGAGATTTCATTACGGTATTAATTCCCCAAGCAAAACCATTTTCATTGGTATATGCTTTAATAGTTTCTTCAACTGTTAATTTCATAATATAAGTTCAGTTAAGTTTTTATTATTACCAATTGCACCTTTTATAAAAACATTAAAAGCTAAACTTATTCTAGTATTAGTTCCTTCTTTATTTTCAACCATATGAGTTAAAGAAGATGGAAACATAATAATATCTCCAGTTTTAACAGTAAACCACCAAGATTCAGAATTATATAAATTCCAAGTTTTAATTTCAGGTTTTATAGTTTTATAACCATCATTAAAAAATTTAATTTTATCTAATTCTTTATGGCAATTAATATAAAAAACTCCTGATACTATAGAATTTGGGTGTGCGTGTTTGTGATGATATTGATTTGTTTCTGTGTAGTTTAACCAAGATTGTGTAATGTAAGGGGTAACTGCATCAGTTGTTGATAATACTTTTTGAAAATAATCTTGTACTTTTTTATCTAGTTCTTTTTTAATATTAGTAAATGGTTTTTCATTAAGAATATAATTTTTATTAGAAACAATATTTCCTTCGTTGTTATGAGAATCTTTTTTATTCTTATCTACAAACTTTAATTCTAAAGGTGATAATGCTCTATCTAATTTTGACATATAGATAGGTGTTGGAAATATTCCGTTAATAACTGCTTCTGTCATTCTAACTTTTTTTAGACTATTTTAGATAGTTTGTAAAGTCCAATTTAAGGTTTCTTCATTCCAAATATATCTATTATTTATATTACTATCTACTGGATAAGCAACAGGTGCTTCCCACTGACAAGTAGCTTCATTTAATACCCAACTATTATAAGGTTTAAGTGGTATAAAAGCATCTCTTTGTGTATCATAAGTAAAACCTATTCCTGCGTGATTTTTTCTTAAAGGTGTTCCACCAGATGAATGTACTCCACCATAAGTATTGTAAGATGTTTGTTTCCAAATAGCATTTGGCTCATTATATAAATTTTTTAAAAAGTCTATTCCTAGTTGTTCTTGTTCAATTCCGTTTGAATCTTTTAATACTTCGTTAACAACAGAGACAACTGTTGTTACTATATTATTTTCTATTTTTGCAAAGCTAGCCATTATCCTGTGTAACTCCCTGAACCATTAAATTGTAAAATTGTATTACTACCAGATGTTGTAACTGTTGGCGAACCTGTTGTAGTAGATGAATAGTTAGCAGTAGGTACACTTAATATAACAACTCCTTTTCCACCTGAACCTGCATTTGTTGCTACTCCACCACCGGCACCACCACCGCCACCACCGCCACCACCGCCAGTATTAACAGTTCCTGAAACTCCAGCAACACCACCTTTTCCACCTGCACCTCCACCACCTGTTCCTCCAGTACCACCATCTCCACTTTGATAAGTACCACCACCTCCTCCACCTGCTCTAGTTACAGAAGAACCAGTTATAGAAGAAGCTGTACCAGCTCCACCAGCACCTCCATTTGAGCCAGTTCCTGCACCACCAACAGCACCTGCACCACCTCCGCCACCGCCTCCATAATTTGGAGCAGATGAACTACCTAGTCCACCATCATTACCTTGAGAAGGAGATGTATTTGGAGTGTTACCAAGTCCAACAGCACCAAGTCCACTTGCTTCAACTGAACCACCACCTGAACCTCCATTTAAACCATTTATTTGTGCTCCACCAGCATCTGATGCCCCTCCTCCTCCACCAGCAGAAGTTATTGTCGTTAATCCTGAACCTGAAATTGAAGAGTTTGAACCGCTAGTTCCTCTACCCAATGGACTAGAAAGTGCTCCAGCACCACCATCTCCAACTGTTACTGTAATTACTGTTCCTATTGAAACTGATTGAGTAGAAGTTCTAAATCCTCCAGCACCTGCACCAGCACCTCTAGTAGTACCACCACCTCCTCCTCCAGCTATTACTAAAAATTCTATTGAATAACTTGGCCAACTATTATTTTTTCTAGCATTAAATTGATCTTGTAATCTCCACACTCCTGTTGCTACAGAAGATGTTGGAGTATTTACTTTACCAATTATACCACCATTACGTTTAGCCATTCATTAACTCCCAATTTAAAATTTCTTCATTCCATTTATACATATTATTATCATCGGGTCTAGCAACGGGTGCATCCCAATTACAAGTAGTTTCATTTAATAACCAACTATTGTAAGGTTTAGGTGAAATGAACGCATCACGTTGTGAATCATAAGTATATCCTATACCAGCGTGGTTCTTTCTAAAAGGAGTTCCACCTAAAGAATGAACTCCACCGTTTGTATTATATGAAGTTTGTTTCCAAATAGCATTTGGTTCATTATATAATGTTTTTAAAAAATTAATTCCTAATTGTTCTTGCTCTACTCCGTTTGAATCTTTTAATACTTCATTAACAACAGAGACAACTGTTGTTACGATATTATTTTCTATTTTTGCAAAACTAGCCATTATGCTGTGTAACTCCCTGATCCGTTAAATTGCATTATTGTATTGGCTCCTGAAGTTGTAACTGTTGGACTTCCTGTTGTAGTAGATGAATAGTTAGCAGTAGGTACACTTAATATAACAACTCCTTTACCACCTGGACCACTATCAGCAACACCAGGTTGTCCACCACCTCCTCCACCACTACCAGTATTAACTGTTCCTGCTCCTCCATTTGTAACTGGGCCTCCACCTCTACCACCAGCGCCACCTCCTCCTGTTCCTCCATTACCTGGAGTTCCACCATCATAAGTACCTCCACCACCTCCTCCTGCTCTTGTAACAGATGAACCAGTTATTGAAGAAGCTGTACCAGTTCCACCAACACCACCAGTTGTTGATGTTCCATTACCTCCTACTGCACCTGCTCCTCCTCCACCTCCTGCACCATAATTTGGCCCACCATTACCACCTGTTCCTCCGTTGTTACCTTGACTTGGAGATGTGTTAGGTGTATTTCCAGAACCACCTACCTTTAAACTAGCAGAACCTCCTCCTCCTGAACCACCACTAAGACCATCTCTTTCAGGGCCATCAGCACCACCACCTCCTCCACCAGCAGAAGTTATTGTTGTTAAACCAGAACCTGAAATTGATGAATTGCTACCATTATTTCCTAAAGCAGCACTAACTAATACTCCACCATCTCCTACTGTTACTGTAATTACTGTTCCTATTGCTACTGATTGAGTAGAAGTTCTATATCCACCTGCTCCTCCTCCTCCTCCTCTACCAGCACCTCCACTTGCCCCACCAGCTATTACTAAAAATTCTATTGGATAAGGAGAACTTGGCCAAATATTTGAAACACGTGCGTTGTATTGATCTTCAAGAGCCCAGACTCCTGATGCTACTGATGTTGTTGGAGTGTTTAGTTTTCCGATTATTCCACCGTTCTCTTTTGCCATGGCAAAAATCTCCCGGTTAATTTATTTCTTCGTATGAAATAACAATTTCTAGATCGCCGGCTGCACTTGCGCCACCGATGATAGATTTATCTTCTTCTAAATAAAATGAATTTGTTTTATCTATAACTGATAAAGTTGCATCTGCTGGAACAGCAATTGTAGAAGCTAAAGCATAAGAAGTTCCACTACCTGCAGCTGATGTATTAATGTCTACAGTTACATCTGCAGCACTAGTTCCATCTACGTTTGAAACCATAATTGAATTTACTTTAAAAACTTTTCCTGAAGCTGCTGAATTTGCAAGCAGAACTGTGTTAAGAGTTGTTGTAAGAGCCGCGTAGGTCGTCTTACCTGTTATTGTAGTTACGTTTACTATATTTGGATTTGCCATAAATTTATCTCCTTATTAATATTATCCGAAAACTATTGCCATTGCAATAGCTTTTCCTGTTGAAATACCTGCTGCCCCAAAGCTTAAAATACCAGAACCATTGGTAAGTATAGCATCTCCACTTGTCCCAGCAGATGTTGGCAAAGTAAGAGCGTTAATAGTGTTTATTTGAGAGTTAACATCTATAACATTAGTTCCATCGGAATATAATAATTTTACACCTTTATCAGCAGCTGCCCAAGTAGCTCCTGATCCTGAAGTTGTTTTAAAAGTAACTGCAAAAGATCCAGTTGTTGCATTTTTTGCAATATATGTTTTTTCAACACCATCTGGAATAACAACGTTAACTGAAGAAGTTAAAGTTCCTGTTAAATTTAAAACAGCATTTTTACCGTTAGAAGTAACACCGTTTGAAAAAGTTAAAGT